AAGTGACTTAAATATGGATTTATCTTTTAATGCACCAAGATATACACCTAAACTAGTGTGATAAACGCTAGATCTTTTAAGAAATTCAAATTCTTCAATAGGTAAGAATCTTGTTAAATCACTTGTTTTGTTAGGCATAGTATATATTTGACCATGGCGTTCCAAAAATGATGAAATGGACATTATATTAAAATCTATTGCCTGGGGACTAACACTACCAATATTATCGTCTCCATAGGTCATTAATGATACATGATCACGAAAGTTATAATTTGGATAAATTTCGAGGAAACACATCCGTAGGTTTAATGCCCCTACAATACCATTGATAATCACAGTTAAAGAATTACCACTAATGTGGCCACCCTCTGTGAGTCCTATAAGATCCCCATTATATGCTATATAAGCATACACAATATCAGCACATAAAGATTCCATAACACGCAAATCAGTATCACTATAATTGCACAATTTAGCAAAGTCAATTAGGATACGTAAAGCTGCTAAAATAGTTTGAGAAGGCATGCGTTGATCATAATTTTTATAATCTCCACCAATAAGTCTATTCTCTCCAAACTTAACAGTAAAATTGTAAAACTCATTCCACTCAGGACCATGACAATTTATACCAACAGCACACTCACTTTTAAGTGGATTCATTTGCAATACTCTTACTAATGGTAGGTAATATTTGCGTATAAGATAAGTTAAAGCTATACTGTTGCCATAAAATATGCGACATTTCTCACCAGACAGAATCTCATCTTTCTTACAAGCTTTTGCGATTGTATAAGCTCTCAGACCTTGCTTATATAAATTTTCACAACGTATTATTTCATCCATGATTATACTATCAAATCTCCTAACAATCTTATTATCTATAACTTCTTCTTCCACAAACTTTCGCTTTGCTCCCGTTAATGGATAACCTATAGAAGTATTTAATTTAATAGCATCTAGAAACTTTTTACCATCTAATCCACTTATGTTCTCTTCATCCGTAAGAGGTTTAATATTATTCCACAATTTACTCATGAATATTGGTATAAGAGCAGACTTATAGTCAATTACAGCCTTACGCAATAATTCGTAACTAAAAGGTACACCTGTTTGTGACATGGCACTCAAACAACCTTGCCAACCAAACCAGTCAGGTTTAAATTTTGGTGGATTATATATATTTGGCATACCACAAACATCGGTCACATGTTCACTAATAAGACTAACCTTAAAATCAGAATGAGAGGATGATCTACCTTCACATCTACCGTGATAAGTAATTTGTGTATTCAGAGGCATAAAGTTTACTGGACTCTTAACATGTATATCTCCTTGACATTTAAAATTAATACCATAAATTTCTTCAGGAAATACATGATCACAACCAACTAAAACAATACCTTCAAGGTTACGCAAATAATTCACCCCAGTAATAATATGTTTTTGCAGCAATATTCCATGACATCCATTTGGAGTATTTTCTGCACCACCTAAATGAAAACCTAAAATCACACTTCCAATCGTATCACTGACCAATGTGGCACCACAAAGACCACCAAAAGTATTTTGATTCAGGGTCTTATAATAACCACCTTTAAATGCAACGAGAGTTTCTACATTGCTAGGAACTGATAAGCCTTTCATTTCAATAATTTCACCCTGTTTATTCCGCCAATGCATCACAAAAGGAGTTGTACCCATATCACCTATTGGAAAGTGTTTTAATAAATCCTTATGTGATCCACCATTTGGTGTATAGCACAAAATGAGATCAGAATTAGGTATTCGGTATGAAGCATTAATATGTAATACTGCAACAAATTTACCACCAGCCATATCTGGATTCTTCTTGCGAAAAGTGCAATGCAACTCATTACCATATTGTAAAAAATAATGGTAAGGAACAATTAGAATATTACTTCTCAAAAATAATGCGTTCATACGTGCATTTCCAGTGTCTAAATGGATTGTACCATAAACTAAATTTTTATCAACAACACTAAGTAATTGATTAGAACTTACAGTCTTCGACATCTTACTAATAGGTAAATCTCGCTTAACAACACTAGCCCAAATATTTTCTTCACTATCACGCATATTCACATCTACTTCATCTTTTGGTTCCAAAGATCCTTGTTTATCATAAGTTTTCCAAACTTTCCAAAATTTGGAAAAAGAATACAAAATTAGGCACGAAGTTGATAATGATGTGAACAAAAATATTGAACGTTGTATATTCCTTTTACGCAACTTTTGTAAAAGAGTATTGCATGTTAGGTATCTATCAACTACAAATTTCGACAAAGTTGTATGCATGTTCATTTGTAAATTGAAACACATAATGAGTACTATCAATGAAAACAAATGACTACTATAAACCCATGATATTCCATATATGAACCACAATAAACATGAAAATAACAAATAATATTGAATCAATAATTTACTATTCCTTAATAAAATATAATTATCAATATACTTATTAAGATCCATGTTAAAGAAAGGAATATAATTGATATAATGTGAATTGTTGAAAAATGTTAGAATATTATCTAGATTAATATCTTCAATACCAAACTGGCTATCAAAATGTTTCTTACAATATCCCTTAATATGTTTACAATTTTCAACACCACACAATTCAATATCATTTTTCCTAGCATTTTTTGAACTAACCAAATGCATTTGCTCTAACCTATGTTTATCAAATGCATCTATAGCCCAATTTACCACAGTTTTCATATCAACATTTGTCATTTGGATTTCCTTACCACTCTGAGGGTCCTTATAAAACACAGGAGCATATGAAGCTATTTGATGTAACTGGGGTGGTTGTACTGCTTGTTCAACAGTCAATTCCCAAATATCATCAAATGGTGGTGGTGTATACACACCATCCTTTGTATAATGCTCAATAACCTTACTGGGATCTATTCCTGTACTAAAGGTATCCTTTCCAACAGTTGCAACTTTACAGAACTTTGACTTAGCCTTAACTGTGATTCGCTTCAATCGCCTTTGAATAGAATATGGACAATTAGAATATGAATAAGCGTCCAATGTGGGACTATTTGTAGTTGCAGTAACTATCCAAGGTTCAACGAACACTTTACCCTTCGCTTCAATCTCAGCTTTGGGAGCCTGATACATCTCATTATTAATGACATCAATAATAGCACGTGTTGGTGGTTTTTCAACAAAATCACTCTTCTCAT